CCGTCCCCCCTCTCTCCAAGCCGCTGACCAGCGAAAACGCGGTTCATTGCGGAGAGTGATGACCATCGGTTGTGACGCAGCGTGAGGTGCGGGTCGCCATGCAGGTGCGCGCACCGATCACGGCCGTAGGATGGGCTGCATGAGTGAGATGCAGCGAGCACGGAGTGCCCGAGTCGAGTCCCTGCGGGAGGTGGCCAGCACACTGTTGTCGGTGGCCAACCGCCTGGCCGCCACCTACCACGGTGCGGCCGAGAAGTTGCGGGAGCAGGCCAGCGTTCTGCTCAGCTCCGCCAATCGGTTCGACGGCCATGAGCAGCATTGAGCGCGTGCGCACGTGCAAGTGGTGCACTGCTGCGCTGGGCCGTACTCCGGGTGGGGCGTGGCTCTGTGGCAATTGCGACGGCGGTAGCCGGCTTGCACTGGTCTTGAAGCAGGCGCAGGAGCGCAGAGCTGATGAGCAGGGTGGTGGGCATGAGCAGTGACGGGTACGTCTACCCGAAGACGATCACCGGCATGGCGCCGCTGGCCACTGCCACGTGCGGCCACGATCGGACGCTGATGTACAACCTGGCGGTGGGCTACTGCCGCCACGACGACGGCAGCGAGTGCGACGACCCCTGGCAGAGCGTGCGTCAGATCTTGATGGACGGCTGCACGTGCCCGCCGGACGCGACCGACGAAGAGATCATCGCGATGGATGGGCATTGGCCTGACTGTCCGCGGCGTGCGATGATCGCGGACCTGATCGGTGAGCAGGTTGGTGAGCATGAGCACGGATGAGCATGAGCAGCTCACGCGCACGCCGGTACTGCCCGGCGTGCGCGCCTCGCTGAGCGCGCTCAATGACGCCGGCGGCGTCACGGCCAGGGATGCGGGTGCGGCGTCCCTGGCCGTGCGCTACGCCGAACTGATGGACGAGGCAGTGGCGGCGCAGAAGTACGCCACGGCTCTGCGCACGGTGAGCAACTTCATCGACTGGAACATCGACAAGGCGCCGCGCGACCAGCGCGACAAGGTGAGCGCAGCGTGGGACAAAATCAACTCAGCGCTGGCCGAGCACAGCGTGGCGAGCGATCTGGGGCCGAAGCTGCTGGCGGCGCTCACCGGCCTGCAACTCACCCCCGCGGCGCGTGCGCCGAAGCCTGCCGCCGAGCAGGCGAAGGCTGAGGTGACGCAGATGGAGAACCCGTTGCAGCTGCTGCGTGACGATGCGCATGAGCGCTGGACCGCCGGCGGCGCGTGATGCAGGGGTCTCATCTGGCGGGCAGCAGCTTGCACGCCACCATTCTCGGCCACATCGTGCCGCGCCTGTTCCCGCTGCCCCTGCCTGGCCGCCGGACCGGCCAGGGTGAGAACTGCGGCTGCCCGTGCGGGTGCGCACTGAGCCCCGCCACCAGCTACGGATTCGCCGTCATCCGCTTCGCTGCATTGGTGCTCATGCTGCCGTTGGACATGTGGCAGCAGTTCGTGGTGATCCACGGCGGCGAGCTGCGCCCGGACGGTGTGCCTCGCTTCAAGCGCCTGCTCATCATCGTGGCGCGGCAGAACGGCAAGACTCATCTGCTCAAGGTGCTCACGCTCTTCTGGCTGTTCGTGGAGCGCTGGCCCATCGTGCTGGGGCAGAGCACTACCGTCAGTCTGGCGCGCGAGGTGTGGTTGAGCGCTCAGGAGATGGCGCGCTCCACGCCGCTGCTGAGCGAGGAGTTCGGCAAGGTGCGGATGGACAACAACGATCCGCACTGGAAGGTGGCCAGCGGCGGGCGATACAAGGTGGCGGCGGCCAACAGCAAGGGTGGCCGCTCGCTGAGCGTGGACCGGCTGGTGATCGACGAGCTTCGTGAGCATCGCACGTGGGCGGCGTACAACGCGGCCATCCCCACGATGAACGCTCGGCCGTACGCGCAGGGCTGGTTGATCACCAACCAGGGCGACCAGACCGGTGTGGTGTTGATCGATCTGCGTGCCACCGGCGTGGCGAACATTGAGGCGCTACAGAACGATGAGCCTGAACTGGACGAGGAACTCGGCCTGTTCGAGTACAGCGCGCGGCCGGAGTCCGAGGTGACGGACCTGGAAGCGTTGGCGGCGGCCAACCCGAACATGAACCGGGTGCCGCACGGCCCCACCTCGCGATCGCTGCTGGCGCAGGCGCGCGCGGCGAAGGAGCGCGGTGGCGAGGCGCTCACCGGCTTTAAGACGGAGATCATGTGCATCTTCGTGCCGGCGCTGGACGCCGCCGTCGATCCGGACGGCTGGAACCGCGGCAAGGTGTTCGGCACGCTGGAGAAGGTGCGCAACCGGTTGGCGCTGGTGCCGGAGCTGTCCCCGGACATGATGCACGCGTCCCTCCTGGCCGCCGCTGAGGTGGAGCCGGGCAAGGTGCGCGTGGAGGTGGTGGCGAGCTGGGCGGGCCCGAACTGCGCGAAGGAGTTGCGTAACGCACTGCCGCAGTACAGCCGCAAGATCCGGCCGAAGAAGCTGGGGTGGCTGCCGAACGGCCCGACCGCGGCCATCGGCGCCGAGCTGCTGGGTGACGAGCGGGTGATGATCAAGCGCTTCGGTGCCGGCGTGCACGTGGAGGAGATCCGCGGCGAGGTGAGCGCGGTGTGCATGGGCTTCGCGCAGATGGTGAGCAGCGCGGACGTGCTGCACAGCGGCCAGTCGCTGCTCACCACTCAGGTGCTGGCCAGCGAGAAGCTGTGGTTCGGCGACACGTGGCGCTTCGCCCGTACGGGGGAGGGGCACTGCGACGCGGCGTACGGGGCGGCGGCGGCGGTGCACCTGGCGCGCACCATGCCGCCTACGACCGGGCGCCTGCGCATCGTCACCAGCACGCCGTCGGGAGGATCGTCATGAGGACGTGGACCGTGCCGGCCGTGGTGCAGCGGGTGGTGGACGGGGACACCTTGATCGTCGATCTCGACCTCGGATGGAATCTGTGGCATCTCGGTCAGCGGGTACGGCTGGCCGGCGTCAACTGCCCGGAGCTGAGCACGACCGAGGGGCGCGCGGCGAAGACGTTCGTGGACGTGCTGCTGTGGCCCGGCGTGGAGGTGACCATCGTGAGCAAGGGGCTGGACAAGTACGGCCGCACGCTCGGCCAGGTGGTGTTGCCGAGCGGGATACCCCTGGCCGATGCACTGCTGAGCGCCGGGCATGCCACCGCCATGAAGTAGTTGACAACCGAGTTGGTTCGTGTAGGCTGTAGGCATGCTTCGAGGAAAGGACTGAGAATGCGGATCACCGATAAGTACGGTCGCAAGGGCACGATGAGCGAGCCGGTGGACAGCAAGGGCACGCGCCGCGTCCAGCTGGACGGCAAGCGCAGCAAGTTCTACACCGCGCAGCAGGTGGAGCAGTTCATCAAGCGCTGACCTTCGCGATCATCGACCCCCGCCACGTGGCGGGGGTTTTCGCTGTGTGTGGTGTACCCTCGCCGCATGAGCGTATGGGGGAAGATCAGGCGTGCATTCAGTGCGTCCCCCCGCCAGTTCAACTACGAATCGAAGCCGTACAACGCCCTGATCAAGGGAATGTTCGGCCAGCTGCCCAACGGCAAGTGGGGCTTCAACACCCGCGCCGACGCGATGCAGATCCCCGCCATCCGCAAGGGGCGCAACTTGATCTGCGGCAGCATCGCCACCCTGCCGATGGAGGCGGTGAACGAGCGGTTCGAGGTGCTCAATCATCCGCTCCTGCGTCAACTCGATCCGAACGTGACCAACGTCGTGGTGATGGCGCAGACGGTGGAGGACCTGCTCTTCGATGCCATCGCGTGGTGGGAAGTGGTGGAGCGCACGGCGGACGGCTACCCGTCCAGCATCGTGCGGCACGAGACGTGGCAGGTGAGCACCACGCCGCCGCCCGGGTACAACGCCGGCTACCTGCCCAGCGGCGAGACGCCCGAAGGCGTGTTGTACATGAACGGCAAGCCCGTGCCGTTCCGCGACGTCATCCGCATCGACTCGCCGAACCCTCCGCTGCTGCGCGACGCTGAGCGCACCGTCCGCCGGGCCATCGCCACCCACCTGGCCGCTGAGATGTACGCCGCCGAGCCGCGCGCGCAGGGGTGGTTCAGCAGTAGCGATCCGATGGTTGATCCCTTCGAGGAAGACGAAGAAGGTGTGGTCGCGCTGCTGGACGAGTGGGCTGACGCGCGACGCCGGCGCGTCACGGCGTACGTGCCGGCCGGTTTGCAGTACAACGAGTCGCAGCAGCCCACTCCGGCGGATCTTCAGCTCGTCCAGCTTCAGGAACGAGTGGACAAGGATCTTGCCAACTTGATCGGTATCGACACCGAAGAGGTGGGCGTCAGCACTACCAGCCGCACGTATCAGAACGATGTCGATCGCCGCAAGAACCGCGTGATCGAGCTGTACGGTCCGCTGATGGCCGCGATCGCGCAGCGGTTGTCCATGCCCGACGTGACCAAACGCAACGTCACCGTGCGGTTCAACCTGGATGACTTCCTGCGTGCCGACCCGAAGACCCGGGTGGAGGTGCAGCAGATGTACCACGACATGGGCGTGATGAGCACCGACTACATCGCCCGGCTGGAGCAGTTGCCGCCGGACGCCGCGCCGCCGCCGGACGAGATGCCGAAGCCGGCCGGTACGCCGGTGTCGCCGGCCACCGTAGCCGAGATCAACAGTGCTGCCCCGCGTGCGATCGCGGGCGGCCAGGAGGGCACATGAGCAGGCAGCTTCTCCAGTTCCAGGCATCGATCGATGCCGAGTTCGCCGTCAACACCGGCGAGCGCACCATCAAGGGCCTCATGGTGCCGTGGGGCGAGTCGGCCCGCACGCAGGGCAAGCGCTGGCGCTTCGCCCGTGGCGGCATCAAGTGGGGCCATCTGCACCGGGTGAAGCTGCTGCGTGACCACGACAACGCCAGCGCCATGGGTACGTGCATCGGCATCGA